AAACATTGGTAATGGTAACGAAATCAATGGTTTAACACTTGGTGGTGTTGGTAATGGAACAACAATTGAGAATATTGAAATCGTTGGTAATCAAGATGATGGTATTGAGTTCTTTGGTGGAACTGTTAATGTATCTAATCTTCTTGTATGGTTTTCAGGTGATGATGCTATTGATACAGACCAAGCTTGGGCTGGAACATTAAATAACTTTATTGTAATCTGTGGTAGTGCAACTGACCATGCTTTAGAAATTGATGGACCTGAAGGTACTTTGATGGCATCTCACACTATAAGAAATGGTTCTGTAATTGGAAGTCCTGAAGCTGAATTGGGTGACTTTAGAGCTTGTCCAAGAGGAACATTCGAAAACATATTCTTCCGTGATTTCGTTGACCCAGCTATTGCGGGTAGAGGTGACTTATCAATATCAAACCCAACAAATTCTACTTGTTCAACAGATAATTTAACATCAGGAGTTTTGACTTTCTCAAACTTACAAGTTATACTTCCAGTAAATGTAACATTGAGTACCGTGTTTAGAAATGGTACGAGTGCTTTTGCTACTAATGTTGCAACTAGAACAATTGGTGCAAACAAATCAACATTCAATTGGACTTGGACAGAACAAGCAAATCTATTATTGGGACTATAAGAAATTAAAAACCAAATGAGAAAGGTTCTGACCAAAAGTTAGAACCTTTTTTTATTGTCAAAATCAAAATACTAATATGGAATCACTAAAACTAAGAGTAACTCTAACCAACACAAAGGGGTGGAAAGAAACGAAAGATGTCCACCTATCACATTACCTATCTCAAAAAGAAGAAGGAAACGATGTTTTAGATAAAATCGTTGAACAACTTATTCAGGATTATGAAAGGATGGGAAAAAATATGAATGAAAATAAAATAGAAAATCAAAAATGGAGACCGTAATCAAAACTTGGGAAAAGAAAGAAAGTGTTAATCACCCTTCTCATTATGGAGGCGCTGATAATGTTTATGAAGCGATAAAGGTGATAGATGCCTGGTCATTAGGATTTGCCTTGGGTAATACTGTAAAGTATATCAGTAGGGCAGGTAAGAAAGACCAATCAAAAGAATTAGAAGACCTAAAGAAAGCTTTATGGTATCTTCAACACCACATCAATCAATTAGAGAATAAATGAATACACCAATAAAATATTTCGGGGGAAAAGGAACAATGTTTAACAATATTATAGAACACTTCCCCAACCAAAATGACTTTAACATTTATTTAGAACCATTCGGTGGTTCCTTCTCAATAGGATTGAAAAAACCTGAAACTGAAATTGAGATTTACAATGATATAGAACAAAATGTTTATTCCCTTTATAAAGTTTTGTCGGATAAAGATTTATTCGATGAGTTCAAGTTCAAATGTGATTTAACTCATTTCTCCGAAGATTTAAGGAAGGAATTCAAAGATAAGTTGAAAGGTGACTTAACCACTTTGGATAGAGCATTTTACTTTTTTTATGTAAACAGAACATCACATAATGGTGTGGGTGGAATTACAATCAGCAACATAGTAAGAAGGAAGATGAGTAAATCAACTTCAGATTTTTTGTCTGCAATTGATAGATTACCTGAATTACACGATAGATTGTCAAAAGTAATTATGTTAAACACTAATGGAATAAAGTTGATTGAAAAATATAAGGAATATCCAAATTGTTTCATTTATGCTGACCCCCCTTATGAACAATCAACCAGAACAAATGCGAGATATAAGGAAGATATGGATAGAGATGGACATATTAAGTTTCTCGATTCTGTTATTGATTCCAAAGCTAAGATATTGATTAGTGGATATGATTGTGAATTATATGATAGATTGACTGATAATGGATTTATTAAAGTTCATTTTGATGTAAAAACTGTTGATGGTAACCATAAACCTAAAACCAAAACTGAAACTCTTTGGAAGAACTATGAATAAAGTTTATTAAAAAAAGAATAAAAATTTTTAGAAATGTTTTGGTTGTAAAAATATTTTTCATACATTTGTAATTAATCCACTTGTGAAACTATTTAAAATCATTTTATATTACAATTTAAACTCCAAACTATGAATCACGATTTAACTGCAACAGCAGAATTAGAACTTTCAGAGAATCAAATTATGTCCATTCTCAACAATTTAACAAATGATAATTTTTTGAAATTGTTTAATGAACAACAAATACAAAGAAATTTATCAATTACAGGTGAGGAACTTTTACATACAATTGACCACAGAGGAAAATCTAAGGTTTACGATGAAGGGGTTCTTAATTATACAACAGATTTAGATACATTTTCATTTGGAAAGTCGAATCGTAAGATTATCCAAAAAAAAGTAGATGAAATATGTAAAACAATTGAAGAATACGGTATAATTGTCCCAATTATTGTGGATAAAAAATTAGAAATTGGTGAAGGACAACATCGTGTAAAGGCTTTGATGAAGTATAATGAAAATAACCCCAACAATAAAAAAGGGATTTATTTTATAATTCGTAAAAAAATTCCCCCTCAGACAGTTAAAGTTATGAATAGAACTTTTACGAATTGGAAAAATCCTGATTATTTACATTCTTATGTTGAAGATGGATTACCTGAATATATTAAGTTGAAAAACTTTATTGAAAAAAATAAAGAATTCACATTCTATTTTTGTACAGCAATGTGTCAAAATGATTTGTCTGGTGTCGATAGACATGGTGGAAAATCGAATATAAAACATAATACTCATCAATCGATGAAAGACAAATTTGAACAAGGTCTATGGACAGTTGCTTCTGATGACCCAAATTTGGAAAGAGCTCAACGATATGCCGATGATATTAAAAAGGTGACTAAAGTTTGTAATATTACATCTCAACATTTTTATTTTGCGTTATTAAATTTATTAATGAATGTACCCAAGTTTGATTTGAATAGATTTATAAATAAACTTCAAGAAAATTATTTGTATTATCACAAAGTTCAAATTCATAACAGAGAACAAGCATATGATTTAATCAATGCTGTTTACAATGTAAAATCAAAGAAAAAGAATGAAGAGGAGTTAAACATATTACAATTTTGGAATAATAAAAAAAGAAGAAAAAAAACCGTAAATGAATAAAGTTTATTTGATTGATATAGATGGGACAATTTGTGAGGATATAAGAAATGAAGACTCCCATCTATATCCATTTGCCTTACATTACGAGGAAAGTAGATTGATTCTTAACAAGTGGTATGATGATGGAAACATTATAACATTCTTTACTGCCAGAGAGAGTAAAGATAGACATATTACAGAAGATTGGTTAAGATTGAAGGGGTTTAAGTTTCACGGATTGATTATGGATAAACCAAGATGTAAAGATGGTCAGGTTTATCACTGGATTGATAATAGACCTGTAAAAGCAACAACTTATAAAGGTAATTGGAGTGAACTTAAACAGATTTACGCAAAAGTACAAATATTCGAATAATGATGGTAAAAAGATTTGTTAGATTTCCAAATGAAATGGATTTCGTTGAAATGGAAATCAATATGGATGATTTTAATATGGTTACAGAGTTTAGTGACCAGATGTTTGGATGGTATAAAGGAACTTATATTTCAATAAAGTTATAAAATTAGTGAGAGTATTAAATCTATATGCTGGTATAGGTGGGAATAGGAAATATTGGGAAAATGTTGATGTGACAGCGGTGGAATACAATGAAGAAATCGCAAATGTCTATCAACATTTTTTTCCTAATGACACAATTGTGGTTGGTGATGCCCACGAATACCTCGCCAAGAACTGGAGAAACTTTGATTTTATTTGGTCAAGTCCCCCCTGTCAAAGTCATAGTAAAGTTAGAATGATGGCAAGCAAAGGAGGAAGTTATGACTCCGTAATGCCTGATATGAAGTTATGGGCTGAAATTATTTTCTTACAAAACTTTACCAAGAATACGAACATCAAGTTTGTTGTCGAAAATGTTAAACCATATTATGAACCATTTGTCAAACCAACAATAAAGTTGGGGAGACATTTGTTTTGGACAAACA